GAGAAGCGTCAGTATTTCGTTCATTACCAGTATCTGCCGGGCCTTGGTTTCTACGGCACGGGCCTTATCCACCTCATTGGCGGAATCGCTAAGAGTGCTACCTCAATCCTACGCCAACTCGTTGATGCTGGCACTCTTTCAAACCTCCCCGGTGGTCTCAAGGCGCGTGGGCTCCGGATCAAGGGCGACGACAACCCGATCATGCCGGGTGAATTCAGGGATGTGGATGTAGCCTCCGGCTCGATCCGCGACTCCATTACATTCCTTCCGTACAAGGAACCCTCTAGCGTTCTTTACCAGTTGCTCGGAAACCTCGTGGACGAGGGTCGGCGCATCGGTTCTATCGCCGAAATGGATGTTGGGGATGCAAACCCCGAAGCTCCTGTCGGCACAACCCTTGCCCTCCTTGAGCGGTCTATGAAGGTCATGTCAGCCGTTCAGGCGCGTGTACACGACTCGCTCAGCCGTGAGTTCCAGCTTATTGCTGATGTCGTGAAGGATTACATGGCCCCGGCATACGAGTATGTTGTGTCGGATAATCCGCAGCAAAACTACAGCCGCCAGCAGGATTTTGATGATCGTGTTGATATCATCCCGGTTTCTGATCCGAATGCCGCCACAATGGCGCAGAAGGTTATGCAGTATCAGGCTGCGATGCAGCTTGCTCAGGCAGCGCCTCCGGGCATGTACAATATGGAGCTTCTGCACAGGCAGATGCTCCACGCGCTGAACGTGCAGAACGTGGACCTGATCATCCAAGGTCAGGGTCAGGCTGTTTCTATGGACCCCGTAACGGAAAACCAGATGGTCATGTCTGGCAAGCCGATTACCGTGTTCCAACAGCAGGACCACGACGCCCATATCAAGGTCCACACCGCCTTTATGCAGGATCCTATTTATCAGCAGTTTGTGTCCCAGAGCCCGAACGCTCAGGCTTTTGTGGGCGCAATGCAACAGCACTTGGCAGAACACTTCGCTTACAGCTACAGGCGTCAGCTTGAGCTTAAGCTCGGCGTCAGCCTGCCCCAGATGGGCGAGCAGCTTCCGCCTGATATTGAGAACGATGTTGCCAAGCTTGCTTCTGTTGCCGCTGATCGTCTGTTGCAGCAGCATAACAAGGAAATGGCGGATGCCAAGGCGACACAAGAGGCAAACGATCCACTTACAGTCATGCAACGCGAAGAGCTTCGCATTAAGGAAGAGGCTGTCAAAGTTAAGAAGGCCGAAGCGGAAGCAGACGCCAAATACAAAGAGGACAAGATCGCACTGGAAGCGGCTAAAGTGGTCGGTCAGACAGTCGAAGATGTCAGGAGAATATTTTAATGACCGAGCTTGATGTCATTAAGCTTAAGATCCGTGAAAGGATGAACGATATCGCCGACGAATTGGCGCTGGGCGGTGCCCAAGACTACAATCAATACAAGCACTTAACAGGAATGATCGCTGGCCTTGCGGCTGTTGAGCGTGACGTTCTTGATCTTGAATCGGCGCAGCGTGCCGCAGAGTAATTTCGGGTTGTGAAATTCTTGTAGTATCATTCAGTTACATCCACTGGATGCAACCACGCCGAAAGGCGCAACACACAGGAATGTGCATGTACTCTGAAAGCAAGCTCTCGAAAGAGATTCTTGGCAATCTGCCTGCGCCGAAAGGATACAGGATTCTGATTGCGGTGCCGGAGGTCGAAGAGAAGACCAAGGGCGGGATCATCCGACCGGATGTTCTCAAGTCTAAGGAGGAGACGGCCAGTATTGTTGGCCAAGTCCTCGAAATGGGGCCTGATTGTTATTCGGACCCCGACCGCTTCCCAGCGGGGCCTTACTGCCAAGAAGGGGATTGGGTTATGTTCCGGGCTTATTCCGGCACCCGATTCAAGATTGGCGGCAAGGAGTTCCGCTTGATTAACGACGACGTTGTTGAGGCAACGCTGTCGAATCCAGAGGGGATTGAGCGGGTATGAGCGAGGAAAACGAGATCGAGGTAGGCGGCGAAGTCGACGCCGTCCAGTCTCCTGAGTCGGACAAGAGTGCCGGTAAGGAGACAGAACTTCAGGTGGAGGTGGTCGACGACACCCCGCCTGAAGATAAAAATAGGCCCCGCCGTGCTGGCGAGCCGGATCTTCCTAGCGAAGACGAGGTTGCCCAGTACAGCGACAAGGTCAAGAAGCGCATTAGCAAGCTCAAGTACGAGTTCCATGAGGAGCGTCGTGCCAAGGAGGAGCTAGAGCGCCAACAGCAGGCTCTGGTCGACTACGTAAAGCGTAGGGATGCAGAGAACTTGCAGTTGAAGAAGGCCCTCCAGTCTGGTCAGTCGCTGATTGCCGACCAGATGGAGACCCGGGTTCAGACCGAGCTTGAGATCGCTCAGCGATTGCTCAAGGAGGGGGTTGAGCTTGGTGACATTGACAAGCAGGTCGAGGCACACAAACGAATTGCCCGACTGACTGTCGAGGCGGACAAGGTTAAGAGCTTCCGCCCCGTGCAGATCGAAGAGCCGGAGTATGAGCAGCCGCGTTATGAGCCTCAGACCCCGCCTCCGCAGCCCGACCAGAAGACTCTGTCTTGGGCGCGAAAGAATACGTGGTTTGGTCGTGACCGGGAGATGACTGATTATGCCCGGCACATCCATGACCGCCTAGTTGTTTTTGATCGTGTGGACCCCAAGACCGATGAGTATTGGGAGAAGCTCGATAAGGAGATCCGGAAACGGTATCCGCATATGGCTTCTGAGGATGACGAAGAGGATAGCAAGACACCTCCCCAGAAGCAGAGCGTCGTGGTAGCTCCAGTAAAGAGAAATACGACTCCGCCACGCAAAGTCCAGCTATCAGCCTCCGAGGTCGCCATCGCTAAGCGCCTCGGGCTTACAATCGAGCAGTACGCTGCCGAGAAATTGAGGTCCGTAAATGGATAAGCGCACCCCTCGCGAAAGCGAAACCCGCGAAGCTACTTCGCGCAAAAAGTCTTGGGCTCCGCCCACAGTTCTTCCCGAACCCGAAAAGCGTGATGGCTGGCGTTATCGCTGGATCCGCACGTCCACACTGAACAACTCCGACAACACGAATGTGTCGTCAAAGTTCCGTCAGGGTTGGGAGCCTGTCAAGGCAGAGGATCATCCCGAGATTACCGTTCTTAGAGACCGCAAGTCGGACTTTAAGGACAACATTGAAGTTGGTGGCCTTCTTCTTTGCAAGGCCCCGGAGGAAACAATGGCTGAGCGCGACGAGTATTATCGCGAGTCCGCCCAGAACCAGATGACCTCCGTGGAAAACAACTTCATGCGTGAAAACGATCCGCGAATGCCTCTGATGAAACCAGAGATTTCTACGCGGGTAACTTTTGGCAAGGGGCGGAGATAGACTCCGCCTCAAATGAGGTGAAACTAACATGGCTACTACAGCAAGCCCGTATGGCCTGCGCCCTGTTAATCTGATCGGTGGTCAGCCCTACGCTGGCTCGACACGTCTGATCAAGATCAACAATGCGTATGCGGCCAACATTTTCTACGGTCAGCCTGTGTCCATCAACTCTTCGGGCGTTGTCGTCGCTGATACCGGCACTACTACAGTGGCGGCTACCGGCGTTGTCGGCGTCTTTGTGGGTTGCACGTACACAGACCCCAACCTGAAGTATAAGATCTTCAAGCAGTACTGGCCCACCGGCACTGTCGCCACCGACGCATACGCCTACGTCGTTGACGATCCGGACGTTGTGATGCAGATTCAGGCTGACGACACCGTCGCCCAGACTGCTCTTGGTGCCAACATTGGCTTCAGCACCTTCTCGGGTGACACAGCCACTGGCAACTCCGAGACATCGGCTGATGCTGCTTCGATTGCGACAACGGCTTCCTTGCCGCTGCGTATCGTTGGTTTCGTTGATGGTCCCGAGTCGACCGTCGGCGACACCTACACGGATCTTCTTGTCAAGTGGAACATGCCGTCTGCTGTTTACACAGCGGCTGACACCAACGCTCAGAACTCGACCGTTGTTGTTACATATGGCCACTCGTACATGAACCCGACTGGCGTGTAATAGGAGAATAACACAATGGCTATTTCACGCGCACAACTCCTCAAGGAATTGCTCCCGGGTCTAAACGCCCTGTTCGGTCTTGAGTACAAGAAGTACGAGAACGAGCACGAGGCTATCTACGAGACAGAGACCTCGGAGCGTTCGTTCGAAGAAGAACTGAAGCTGTCTGGCTTCGGCACAGCCCCGGTCAAGGCCGAAGGTTCTGCCATCAGCTACGACAACGCTCAGGAAGTCTGGACGGCTCGTTACAACCACGAGACAATCGCTATGGGCTTCTCCCTCACCGAAGAGGCGATGGAAGACAACCTGTACGATTCGCTGTCCTCGCGTTACACCAAGGCACTCGCTCGCTCGATGGCCTACACGAAGCAGGTTAAGGCGGCTTATCCGCTGAACAACGGCTTCTCTGGTGGCGCGTTTACATCCGGCGACGGCGTCACACTGTTCAACACCGCTCACCCTCTGGTGTCTGGTGGCACGAACAGCAACACGCAGTCGACACCGGCTGATCTGAACGAGACCTCGCTTGAGGCCGCTGTTATTCAGATCGCTGGCTGGAAGGACGAGCGTGGTCTGCTCATCGCGGCCCGTCCGCGTAAGCTGGTTGTTCCGCCGAACCTGATGTTCGTGGCTACCCGCCTGCTGGAGACAGAACTCCGCACAGCGACTGCCGATAACGACATCAACGCGATCAAGAACAACGGTACGATTCCGGAAGGCTACTCGGTCAACCACTACCTGACCGACACCGACTCGTACTACCTGATCACGGACGTTCCGAACGGCATGAAGCACTTCGTGCGTACACCGATGTCTACATCTATGGATGGCGACTTCGACACAGGCAACGTGCGGTACAAGGCGCGCGAAAGATACTCATTTGGGGTGAGCGATCCTCTGGGTATCTGGGGTTCGCCGGGCGCTTAATTGCCCACACATCAAAAATATTCGGCTCGGGTCTTGCGACCCGGGCCGTTTTTGTTTATGTTAGCTGCATGAAAAAGAAGTGCTCAGTTCAGGATTGCTGCTCGGACGCTATAAAAAATGGCTTCTGTAACAAACACAATCTGCGCTTTAAGCGCTACGGAGACCCTCTTTTTATAACGCGCCGCCCGCCCGGATCCGTCACAGAAGAAGACAAAAAAAGATGGAAGAGGGAGCACTACGAGAAAAACAAGGACGAATACATAGCGAAGGCAAAAAGGTGGCAGGAGGAAAACCCAGAGAGGTACGCCGAGTCAAAGAGGGAATATTTGGATCGTGAAGATGTTAAGGTCGCGGCAAGGGAACGTACAAGAGTCTGGGCAGAGGTCAACAAGGAAAAGAAGAAGGAATACGATCTAGGCTGGAAATCCCAGAACAAGCCTGCCGTCAGGAGCTATCAGGCTAAGCGCAGGGCAAAAGTCAAGAAGGCGACGCCGCCTTGGTTGACTGAAGCTCACTACGAAGCAATAAAGGCCGTGTACGAAGAGGCTGACAGACTTTCAGCCGAGACTGGGGTTGAGTATCAGGTTGACCACATAGTCCCCCTTAGCGGAAAAACCGTTTCCGGTCTTCATGTCCCATGGAATCTTCGGGCTATACCGGCTTATGAGAACCAGCGCCGACCCCGCGTTTGGGATCACAACCAGAAAGTTTAGGCCCCTTCGGGGCCTCTTTTTTATGTGCTAAAATTATGACATCCCCAGCAATTTGGGCGACCGGGTAAACCCGGTTCCGACAGACTGTCCCGGCAGACGCTTGCAGAGACTGCGGAACCACATCCTGCAAGGATAGTACAATGGCTAACACAACCTTTTCAGGCCCCGTAAAGGTCTCCGACACATTCACAGTGGCGACAGTCCCCGATGCTACGCTCAGCACGGGCGGCATGATCTATGTCAGCAATGGCCGCAACGGCGCTCCGATCATCGCTTTCTCCAACGGCACGGCTTGGCTCCGCGTTGACACAGCGGGCGCTATCTCGTCCTCGTAACAGGCGGGGCTTCGGCCCCGTCATCATTGCTACGGGAGGCGCTCATGGCTCAGCAATACGACGTTCATTCGTTCCACAGCACCGAATCGGGTGTTGCGGTAGACTACAAGACACGTCTCAAGGGGATCATCATTTCCCCTTCCACGTCGAACACCTACAACATCTCATTCTGCAACAACGTGTATATGTCCGGTACATACGATGTGCCGGGCTCGACCGTTTGCACCGTCACGATGGCCGGTCACGGGCTTTCGGATGGCGACCGGGTTTACCTAGACTTCACGTCCGGCACGGCTCTTGATGAGTCCTATTCGGTCTCTAACGCCACCGCAAACACGTTCACCGTGACGGTTGCCTCCGCAACCACAAGTGGTGATGTTGATATTTACCCGGGCGTTTTGACGGAAATCGACACATCGAGCGGCACATCGTTCTATACCCTGATCCCGGGTGAAGGAATCCTTGCCGACAACGGCATCTATGTCGGGATTCCAAGCAACACGGTCACAACCACGATCTTTTACGGATAACGCATCATGCAGCAATATGATGTAAAATCAAAGGTCGTCCAGCAGTCATCGACGGCGGTGGATTACCGGACCCGCCTCAAGGGTATCACAGTAACAAGCGCAACGGTTTCGGCCCGCAATATTGCGGTTGCGGACCCAACTGTTGTGAAGTCGGGGACGTGGAGCCGGTCTGGCACCCTCGTGACCGTTACGATCACGGGTAATGGCCTGACCAATGGGGATCGGGTTTTCCTCGATGTCGCCACGGGCACGACGATGCGTGATGGTGTTTACCCGGTTTCCAACGTAACCGCGAACACCTTCACGGTAACATCTGTTACATCCGGAACCGCCAATGGCACGGTTGATATGTACACCAACATCTATCTTGAGATTGATACATTCAACACGATTGGCCTTCCGGTCAAGATCCCCGGAGAGGGTATCCTCTGCGAGAACGGCATGTTTGTTGGCCTCGGTGCTAACGTGACTGCCACAGTTTTCTACGGGTGATGCATGGCTAAGTCTCCCGCTTGGACCCGCAAGGAAGGCAAGAACCCCGCTGGCGGTTTAAACGCCAAGGGACGGGCTTCCTATAATCGTGCAAACCCCGGAAAGCCGGGGCTCAAGCGTCCGCAGCCGGAAGGCGGAAAGCGGCGTGATTCATTTTGTGCCCGGATGAAGGGTATGAAGAAGAAGCTCACGTCAGCCAAGACGGCCAGCGATCCAAACAGCCGCATCAACAAAAGCCTCCGGGCTTGGAACTGCTAGAATGGGACGCACCAACGAAGCGCTCTGGTCTCGCGCAAAAGCAGAGGCGAAGGCAAAGATGGGTGGAAAGCACTCCGCCCGGGCGATGCAGTTGGCTGGCAAAATCTACAAGCAGCGCGGTGGTGGTTATACCGGTCCCAAGACATCCGCCCAGAAGTCCATGACAAAGTGGACGAAGGAGGAGTGGGGTACAAAGAGCGGTAAGCCGTCAGGCAAGACGGGTGAACGCTACCTTCCCAAGAAAGCCCGCGAGGCATTAAGCCCCGCAGAATACGCGGCTACGACCCGCGCCAAGCGTGCCGGAACAAGGTCCGGTAAGCAGTTTGTCGCACAACCCAAACGAATTGCCGCGAAGACGGCGAGGTTTAGGTAAGGCCATGGACACAAAAGTTGAGATTTCGGTTGCTAGAATGGAAGTGCAGGTAGAGCGGCTCGAACAGGACATGGCCGAGCTTAAGGGTGACGTAAAGGCAATTCGAGCTACGCTCGATAAGGCAAGTGGCGGCTGGAAGGTTCTCATGCTTGTTGGCGGGGCCTCTGCCGTGATCGCTTCCTTCGTAACAAAGGTTTTAGCATCATGGCCTTTCGGACGTTAATCACCGCAGCTTTTGCGGTCTTTGTTTCCACAATCCCCGCAAGTGCCCAAGAATGCGTGACGGTTGATGCGTTCGTTGAGGAAGTTAAGACTCTCGCCCCGATAATCATGATTGCCAAGGCTGATGCAGCCGTGAAGATTGTGGACAGGCTGAACAAGAACCGCGCCGAGATGGGTTCTGAGCCCGTTATGGGCAAGACAGTCCTGATTGGTTTTGTTGACGAGCCCGATGGCTCTGTATCTATCGGGGTCGCTATATTCGACACGAACGGATGCGGCATCAAGGACACCGTTGTCCTCCTGAAGATCGAACAGTGGGCGGCGTTCGCAACATCCGCTGGAGTCACAGCCGATGATTTTGTTGTCCTTCAGGGTGCGTGATGGAGTTTAGCAAGACATCTCTTGCTCGCCTTAAGGGGGTACACCCGGATCTTGTGCGCGTGGTTATGCGCTGCGCCAAGGACTGGAAGGATAAGCAGTTTACATTTGGGATTACGTGCGGGGTTCGGACCCTTGAGGAACAGAAGGTCCTCGTCAAGAAGGGGGCGTCTAGAACTCTAAAGAGCCGCCATATACCGGCCCCGAATGGCTTCAGCCACGCGATTGACGTTGTGGCTCTTATTGACGGGGCCGTTAGATGGGACTGGCCGTTATATGGTAAGATAGCTAGTGCCATGAAGGCTGCCGCTAAGGCAGAGAAGGTCCCCATCGAATGGGGCGGGGACTGGGTTTCCTTCAAAGATGGGCCTCATTACCAACTGCCGTGGAAATCATACCCCGGCACAAAATAGGAAGATCAAATGTCCAAAGATATGGTTTGGGGCGTGGTTCGCGCCGTTCTGGCTGCCGCTGGCGGCTATTTCGTTGCCAAGGGCCTAGTTGACGCCGGTACGCTTGAGACCGTTCTGGGTGCCGTCGGCGTCCTGTTTACGGCTGGCTGGTCTATCTGGGCCAAGAAGTGAACTGGATCGAGGTAGCTGCCGTCCTCGTGTTCCTCGTGGGAATCGGGGCCGGTGGCTTTCTCGTTGCACAACGCCCGACGTTCTGGTTGGGCATGTTGGGTGAGGTGTTTAAATCCGCCCTCCCAATAATCACAAAAAGAATGCCTCCGGAGCAGGAAGCCGCATGGCGAGACTGCATCCGGAGGAACGGCAAATGGAATCACCAAAAGAAGCGGTGTGAATAATGGCAATGGCGCGTGCAAACATGGGTAGGCAGATTACTCGTCCCGGCAAGGTGAAGCGGGTGATGCACGAATTCAAGGTCGGATCGCTCAAGTCTAGCTCCGGCAAGAAGGTAACAAACCCGAAGCAGGCTGTTGCTATTGCGCTCTCAGAGGCCCGTCGTCCGCGCCGCTCTCGGCGTCCAAAGAGGATGAGATGACAAAGAAGACAGTCAAGGCACCACTCTCCTACGACCCCGGAAAGGGCCGTCCGAAGGAGCATCTCGCTTACCTCAACTGGCAGGAGATGCAGGAGCTTCAGCGTATAAACGGTGGGAACATGGAGCGGGGTCCGAAGGGACTTCCGTCGTTCCCGCCTGCGGATGCTCGTGGATCTTCGTCTAAGGCTTCTTCGTCCTCCAAGTCTTCGTCCTCGAAGTCATATGGCGGCGGTGCCCGTGATTCTGGTCAAGCGGCTTCAAAGTCGACATCTAGGTCTACGTCGGGTGGTGGCGGTGGTGCTCGCGACTCCGGGCAGGCGGCTGCTCGCTCTGCGGCTGGTAAGTCTTCTGGATCTTCATATGGTGGCGGCGGCAGGGATGCTGGTCGCGTTGCGAGCAAGGCCGCTCCAACTCGATCTATTGGCGCGGGCGGGGTTCGCTCGATTTCTTCGGGGCCGAGCGTTCGCGGTCCCGTTTCCCGCGTTCCGTCTTCTCCTAGGATTGCGCCTGTTTACAGCGGCCCTCCGTCCGGATTCATGACGCCCGCACAGCAGCGTGCCGACAGGGAAAACACACTCTACAGCCCGAATGCACTTTCAAGGTTGTATAAGGACATCGGGACATTCGGCATATCCGACAGGGAAAAGAGATCCAAGATACAAGAGCAGTTGCTTGGTCAGACAATAGGCATGTCGAGACTTGGAAAGACTGTAGGCTATCAGGATGCTCCATATGTAAAGAGTCGTGGCTTTGTCGACCCAGCAACGTCGGGTGTCGTCATGCACTGGACTGGATCTCCCGACACACAAATTCCGACCCTTGGCAGGGGGAGAGGGTATGGCTATGGTGTCGTAATAGACAAGCAAGGGAATGTTGTATACACAAAACAATTTAATGAACAGGGTCAGTACCCGAGAACATTTCACACCTACGGAAGTTACGCTGGCGAAAACTTGAATACCGGCAATATAGGAATAGCCAATATTGGCATTAAACCGACAAAAGAGCAGGTTCAGGCCGCTGGCGTCCTCGGCTCGGAATGGTTTAATCCGTCTGCTCCGGCTACATCTCACGGATATTTGGCTGGTGATCTTGCGAAGAAAAGAGGCCTGTCCAATACTGAATACGAGAGGCAGCCCGCCGAGGGTAAGGCTCTTGCTACAGCATTTTCCAGTCGTCCAAATATATCCGACATCCCCATAGCTTCTGGTCCGCCCTCTGGGGCCGTCGTCGCGGTCCCCGCTTCTGGCGTTACATCGGGAATTCCAAAGCCACGACCAAAACCGACCGAATCAACTCAGGTTGCCGGTTTGACTCCTGTTTATCAACAGCCATACGGAATCACATACCCGAGGCCAACATCCGCCACTCCGACTGAAATTGCTCAGGCTCCGTCTCAGGCTGGTTTGACCAAGGAAGACGAGAAAATAATTAAGCAGGAACTTAAGCCTGCAAAAATTGGCATCAGGGGGGCGGGCCTCTTGACTGGGACTGCAACTGGAGTTCCGGTTGGACTCGGTTCCGGTCTCCTTTACAATCGGTACGAAAAGAGCGTTGTCAACAAGCTTAACGCCTACAAGGCGGCAACGCCCGCTGAGCGTGATGCGATGGAGCGGAGAGATCCGTCCATTATTGCTTGGGCTCCAAGTATCGGAATTCAGCCGCAGAACGACATCAGCATGTACAACAGTTGGGCCGCTGAGCGCGGGCTTCGGGGTCCGGGTGAAAGCAGCGGTGGCCAGCCGCGTGACACGCAGTATGCCGGTGGCATCGGCTCGTTGCCGTCTGGAACGGAAGCCATGTCTGGAACCCCGTCCACACCCTCTACACCTTCCACGCCCACCTCTGGCGTTCGTCCATATGAATATTATCAGTGGGACGTGGGTGTAAACATTCCATCTCCGACCGATCCGAATTATACTAACTATCAGGAATACTTGAGGAGACGGGCGGCTGCCCGCACGGCTTAATGGCTAAGAAAAAGGACGCAATCGGCAAGGCCATTGAGATCTTCACAAAGAAGAGTCGGGGTCGGAACAAGCCTCTCCACAAGCGGGGTTCTAAAAAGCTGGGTCCGAAGGATCCCGATAAGGGCAACCGAGGCAAATTTTAAAACTCCGAAGCCGCCCGGCGACTGAGGGGAAGATAGTGGGGAAGTGAGCATTTGGGCAGGCGGCTCCTGTAATCGGCGATATGCCTCTTGGAGCGGGGCTCACACTTAAGGATGTAATATGGCTACGAGCGGAACAACAACATGGAACCCCGATATTGGGGAGTTGGTAGAGGAAGCCTACGAGAGGGCTGGCCTCGAACTGCGTTCTGGCTATGACCTGAAGACCGCCCGTCGGAGCCTGAATTTCCTGCTCGCCGAGTGGGCAAACAAGGGCCTAAATCTGTGGACGGTCCAGTCCGGCACACTTACTCTTGTAGCTGGTCAGAAGACCTATACGACTGCCGACGGGCTCCCGGCGGACGCTATTGACTATATTGAGCATGT